CGTATCACTGACTTTTTCTGTCACATCATTTTTTATATCTGTCCATTTGTTGGCCAAATCATTTTTAATACTGCTCCATTTTTCTTCAGAGTCATCCTTTGATTCCTGCCACTTATCAGCAACATTCTTTGCTGTATCTGTCACCTTTTCTGATACATCTGTTTTAATATCTGTCCACTTATTGGCCAGATCTTCTTTGATATTATTCCATTTTTCCTGTGAATCCTCTTTTGTCTCCTGCCACTTATCTGCAACCTTTTGGGCTGTATTAGTTACCTTTGTTGTCACATCGGCTTTAATATCTTCCCACTTTGCAGCCAGATCTGTTTTGATGTCATTCCATTTATTTTGCGTATCTTCCTTTGTTTCTGCCCACTTATCTGCTACTTTCGTGGCGGTATCAGCCACCTTAGTTGTCACATCAGATTTGATATCTTCCCACTTAGCCGCCAGGTCACTTTTTATAGCTTCCCATTTTTCAGCCGTATCTGTCTTAGTCTCATCCCACTTTGTTTTAATATTTGTGGCTGTTTCTGTTACTTTGTCAGTAATCCCCTGCTTAATATTGTTCCAGGTATCCGATAAGAATGTTGTCAACGCATTCCATGCTTCTGATGTGGCCGTTGTTATATTTGTCCATGTCTCTGATATTTTAGTGAAAATACCACCAAACACCAATTCAAACATATTTTTCATGCCATCAAGTGCATTGGTAATAAAATCCACAAATCCCTGGCCGATTGATTGAGCAAATTCCCAGGCAGTTGCCCAGTCACCATTTAAAAGAGCAAATACCATGCCGACAAAATCGCCAATAATTGAAGCAAGATTTCCAATGCCTTCTATGAAAGGTGCAATAGCCACAATTATGTCAGCAAATCCATTAATAAACTTATTGACAAATTCAGTAACAATCGGTAGGATTGTCGTCCCAATGAAGTCGCCAATCTGCTGCAGTATCGGTGTTGCGTTTGCAGAAAATCCTTGAAATGCTTCCAATGCTGGCTGTAATGCTTCTTTAATTCTTTGCATTGCATCCTGAAATGTTTTGGCAACAATATTAAATGCTAATTCTGCATTTTTCCTGAACGTTTCTGAATTATCCCAGGCCCCCTTAATTACTGCAGCGATCGCAGCGATCGCTGCCACGGCAATTCCCACCGGCCCTGTCAAAGCTGCCATAGCTCCAGAAAGACCGCCTGTTGCTCCCGCTGCTCCACTGGCAGCCCCTGCCAATCCGGATGATCCAAGCAATCCTAAAATATTTGACAGTCCCCCGGCAGCTGATCCCAAAATCATCAGCAACGGTCCGGCTGCAGCTGCCAAAGCTCCGATTACTACACTGGCTTGTTGCATATTTGGGCTTAACTGATCAAACCATTCACCCAGTTTTTCAACTCCACCAGCAACCTGTTCAATTACCGGTGCTGCTGCTGACATGATCGTTTCGCCCAGTGTTGAAAATGCAACCTGAATACGCTGAAAAGCCATCTCTGCTTTATCGCCACCGTCCAGCAGTTCATCATAGGTACCGTCTAAAGTTCCCTCTGATCCCTCAATGATCGCTAAAAAATCTTCAAATTCAAAACGTCCGCCCTGGATCGCATCCGCCAGATCAGGACCAGCCTTTTGTCCAAATACCTCAATGGCCATTGTTGTTGCAGATGCAATGTCCGGTGCTTCTTTGATCTGCTGCAGGGTTTTCCCAAACTCTTCTTTTGCGTCTTTTCCTTCTGCTGACCAGTTCGAGATAGCTTTTTTCATTCCCGAAAAAGCAACTTCCGTATTAACCCCCGCTTTTTCCCATCCGGCAAAAATCGCAATCGATTCTTGCGTATCAAATCCCAGAGCTCGCATTGGCGCGCCATATTTTGCCAGATTTTCTGTCAGAACATCGATGGATATACCGCTTGCCTGGCTGGCAGATGAAAGCTGATCCAGGATTGTTTTATATTCGCTTGAATCAATTCCCGCATCATTCATTGCACGTGATACCAGTCGAACCCCTTCAGTTGCATCAATACCGGTAATCTTTGCGAACTTCAAAAAGTCGGTGCTCATGGTTTCCAGATCATCACCGGTCACACCGAACCTTGTATTTACTTCACCGATCGCCCCGCCGATATCCTCAAAACTTCCTGAAACCGTCCCAGCTACATTTCGATAGGTTTCCTCCAAAGATGCAGCTGCATCCCCGGTGGCTCCAGTGGCTTTAATAATTGTGTCCATACCTTCATCAACTTCATTAAATGAAGTTACGGCAATAGCACCCAGCGCCATGAGCGGGGCAGTCACACCAGTTGTCAGCGATCCGCCCACATCTTTCATTTTTGTTGATGCCTTATCCAGCTTGTCAGACATTTCATTAATGGAAAATGTGCTGATCTGCTTATTAACATCTTTCAGCGCTTTTTCTGCATCATAAAGCTTTGTTTCAGTGTCAGACAGCTTTTTATTTGCAGCAGTCATTTTGCTGGTATTGGAATCAATGGCATTGTCATTATTTTTCTGCTGCTTTTCAAGCTTTGAAAGCTCATCCGAAAGCGCCTTTGCTTCATCAGAATTTTTTCCATAGGCCTGTTTTGCTTCATCATATTTCCGGCTTGTTTCCTCTACCTTGGTGGCCAATTCACCTTGTTTTGTTTTAAGCTTATCCTGCTTATCCGTTAAAGCCTGGATATAGGTTTTCTGAGTATCTAAAGCCTGAGATGCCACTTTTACTTTTTCGGTCAGTAATCCCTGCTGACTGGTCAAACCCTTATACTTGTCTTCACTCAGTGCTGCCTGTGATGCAGAAGCTTTCATGGATGAATCAATGCTTTTAAGCTCTTCATTCATCTGCTTAGTCGCTTTCTGAAAATCAGCTATATCCGCTCCGACTCTAAGTGTTGCACTTGCCATCAGTTATCACCTCCGTTTCTGATCCAAAATATGAGCCCTTCATATAAATCGATATAATCAGCGTTCCAGGCATCCAGATATGAACAGTTCAAACATTTTGATGCCAGTAAACAGGCACCCTGCAGATCTTCAATAATACTTTTCTGTTCATCCTCTTCTTTGATAATGCCACGCTCTTTAAGGGCTTCTTTCATGGGGCTGAATTCTTTTTCCTCGTTTATTTCATCCAGTTCTTTCTGTTTTTCTTTCAGTTTTTCAAAGCAAAAAGAAAAAAACCACTCATTGACGATCACATCAATAGCGGTTTTTTCTTCATAAAACTTGGGAATCTGTTTATCTTCTAGGAATTGCTTGATATTTTTTGCGCTAAACTTGCTGCGCTTTTCTGAAAAAAATCATCATACACCTGGCTGATCCGTTCGGCTGCGCCCTTCTCAATGTTAATCTGGACCTCACGAACAAAAGTAACGAGTTCCTGAATGTCTCCCTCTTCATCAATCAGATCCGCTGTCAGTCCTTCTTTTTCAAATATTCCGGCAATTACTGTTTCAACCTGGTCAAGTGCCTGATCCGTGTAATTGTTGTCCCGGAAAAGATCCATGTCAGCCACATTATTAAGCATGTCTCTAAATTTCTTGTAATTTCTTGGGGATAGCTTTGTTAAAGTAAATTGCTGATCGCCAATATTTAAAACAACTTTCATGCTACCTCCTTATTAAACTGCAAATGTTGGTTCTTGCACGGCTGTAAACCAGTCATCCAATGCCGCTGCTGCGTTGGTATCTGTTTCTGTCAAAGCCTCTTCATTAACTGTGATAGAAATAAGGTTTTTGCTGTCTCCGTCAATAACAGTCGGCTTTCTGCGCTGGTAGAACTTACCCTTGATGGATTTTGTTTTGGTATTGGTTTTGTCTGTTTTTGTTTCGTATTCGTCCCCTTCTGAATTTGAGAACTTCCCGCAATAATACCAGGTTAATTCCATTTTCCCGCCGGTTCGCTCAGATGCAAACCCCAGCGCCATTTCTTTAGAAATATCCTGAGCGGTTTTAATCAGGTATCCTTCTTTGTTGATGTGGCCAAACAATAAAGCCTGTTCAGACGGGCTTAATGCGTTAAATTCAAAATCCACATCTGAATCCGTATAATCATTAATAACCTCTTCCAGCATGTTTTCAGAATACAGGTTATCGTCTGAATAATTATCTGTTACCTTTGCCTTGATTGCCCCAGAGACAAAAACAGGCGTTCCAACTGTATAGGTTGAATCTGTATTGGCAGTAACTTCTGCCACATGAACATTGTATAAAAACCGTGATCTTGATTTTGGCATTTATTTTTCCTCCAAATAATAAAAATTTAATTGAATGTGGAAATAGTTAATTTCCTGTATAAACTCGTTTCCATTCCCCAGCCAGTCAAAACCAACCTGGGAAAGTTTTTCTTTAATCTGATCCTTGTAATCATGTACTTCTAATTCATTAAGTCCCAGCACATGTACTTCCAGATCATAGCCGGTACCTTCCACAAATCCATCTGAATCAAATGCCGGATATTCCGCAGTTTCATTGAACACGACATAAGTACAGTCCAGATCTTTTAAATAAGTGCTCTGATAGACATTTTCAAGCTCTTGCAAAGCCAAAAACACCTTATCGCTTAATATCATCCCATCACCTCTTCAAGCTTTTTCTGGTACTCTTCTACGCCTATTTCATTAATATGCGTAATTACCGCTTCATTTGCGCTACTGAAAAGCTCTAGTTTAGCAATCTTAGG